TGTTATTTGCCCAATATTGTATCATCACGATAGGTTTTTGCGTTAATGCTTTAATTTGTTCATACGTTCTTTGATTGTATACGTGGTAAACATCTGTTATCTGATCACGATGTGCAAAATCTACCTGAGCATTCAGATCAAATTTTTCTGGAACTATGTGATGAACCGTCGTGATGATCTTCTTGTCAACGAGTAATTTTGAAGGGACCTGTTTCCAGGCCCAATCTGACAGTAACCACAATACGTCTGCTTGGGTGTAATCGCTCGTTGTTATGTCAGCGTTATCTTCCGACCATTCGGATACGAATCTATCACATATCCATGATTCATTTGCCGGTAATACCCAAACTTTGTTCATGCTGCTAACACCTTCAAATACTCATCAACACACCTATCAATCGATACGTCGAAATTCTTTTCAAGCGCACTTTTTTCTGGAAGTGCGGTGAATTCACTCAAGTCAATGTCGGGCGGTGAATCGTAATGTGTTAAATCATAATCATATGACTCATTAACGATCAACCCAAATTTACCGACAATTTCCTTTGTTCCTCCTGCACTTGAACATATTACAGGTGTTTCTTGTGATAGAGATTCGATGACAACATTTGGGCAATGATCGCAGTATGCAAGATGAATCATCCAATCCGCCATTGAATAAATTTGCATATAAACGTCCGACGGTACTACACCTGTGTAAAAAATATGAGGATCTGCAATCACGTAATCAGGTTGTGATCCCATCACAATATAGCAACTATTGGGATAGAATTTTCTTAGTTTTAAGAACAATTCGGTGTTTGTTTTCAATCTTTTTTGGGGATGCCAGAAAGCGCTAGAAACGAACACCTTGTCATATTTGGATCTAATTTGTTCCAATGCAGGAAATGTGAAAGACGTTATGGGACTTTTCTTAATCCCATTGTGGATAACAGAACCATTTCTATCACCCCACCATTTCGTTGTCATCGTTTTGTCAAATTCTGATTGCCAAATAATCGCGTCAGCTTTTTCATACAGTGATTTTATCCCAACGTTTTTTGTTAGAAATTCATCAGGTGAAAACCAAATTCCATCCAATCTTTGGACGATTCTGTTTGCTAACGGAACACCAGTTCGTTCAATGAAAACTAACGATACGTCGGCATTCAATGCATCCAACGAAATTTCATGCCCTCGTTCAAATAACGCCCGTGCAAGACGATTAGCAAATGAGTTTGGACCTGATGATGAATTCCAATTCACACCATCGAATTGAATGATCATGATCGTTTCTTAATTTCTAGAACAAAAGGATACACGTAATCAGTTCCACGGTACATCGTTGCAAGAAATGCTAATTCTTTGGTATCAATATTTTCTAATTTCGCCCTTTGATCAAAAATGTTCGGATCTAATTCCTGTCCCTTGTTGATAGAAATTGAATCGTAGTACATTTGTGCCACGTAATTCATGGCTTCGTTCGTTAACGTGACGTTTGATTTCTGGAAGAGTTCAACCAGCGCATCGAACACTACCACGTATATTTTGACGCACGTTTCTTTGTTCAATGAAGCAGAATTATCCTCGATGAAAACCTTTAACTTGGTTTCCAAAAGTTTCATCACGGAATCATTGAAGTTTTGCTTTTCGCTCATTTTCGATTTGGTCCTGTCTTAAATTAAGTTCTGCCTCTAACTGTGTCGATAACAACGTTCCACTGTACAATGATGTCAATAGAACAATATCATCATTCGACAAATCTGATAATTTGAAATTGTTCACAACGACAAGATCATTGATGATGGTACCGTTATCTGACCATTTTGTTTGTTTGAAATACTGGTTCGTTAACCAGGTTATCGCTTTTTTTGAAAGTTTATTCTGCTTACTTTTCATAAAAAGTTCATCAATTGTTTGATAAATTTCTGTTCTGACACTTGCTAGTGCTTCAGGCGTTAATTCATCAAAATTGAACTTTTTCAAACGATCATTCAGACGTTGCGCTAACAACAAATAAAATCTATCACCCTGCATCCATGAATCGTACAAACTTTTCAACACAATGTTTCCAATCATTAAACGTTGTTGTGTTGAACGTAAACATTCCCTTTTTCGCCCTTTCGATCACGGAAATAAATTCTTCAAATGTTGAAAATGAATGCTCGGAACCGGCAAATTCGACAGCTCCACCTCCGTCAACATGAACATACGTTGGTAATCCACATGAAATTGATTCAATTACGTGATTGGGCCCTGGGTCATGTCTAGATGCTGAAACGTATAGATCGTGCTTTGACAATTCGTCACCCAATTTTTTCCCTGATAAAGGAGGAACAACCGTCGAATTTTTAAACGTTCCTCTTTCACGACCCACGTAAGTAAACGTTACGTCTGGATTCTTGCCAACCCATTCATCGAGTGCATCGTAAATATCGAATCCTTTCATAGGATTATTTGACCAATGATGAGCAACGATGTTCAATCGTCCATTATTCATCTTCATCCCAGGTTTGAAGATTTCCTTGTCGACACCATTGACAATGACGGTGTTATTCTTACACTTCCAACCTTTTTCGTCGAAGTAGTCCTTCAACCATTCCGATACAAAAATCGTGCCATCAACAAATTCAGATAATCTGATTAGTTCAGCATCGACACCATTAGTTCCTTTTCTTGCGTCATTGTCGTTAACACGTAGAAAAACTTTCACCTTTTTACCGTGACGCGCTTCGTTCCATTTGTAATGCAAACAAGTGTTTGCTGACATTTTCTGTTGATCAGGATCTATTCCTGCTGCCAAAAGAATATTGGGTTCATTTTCTAGATCACAAATAGAATGTCCAAATTTGGGTGTTAGTTCATGCATTGCATTGATCCAATGTGCACCACCACCCCAAGGACCGACTACAGAATTTCGATTAATGTAAATTTTCATCGTTTAATGATTTTCAGTAGTGTGCAGATTGCAACCTTACGCTTGTGATCAATTGATTTTACGTTGTATACGTTGGTAACTTCAACAAGCACACCTTTTTCTTTTATCGAATCCCACACATATATGTGCCCACGAGGTGGATCACCTATGAAATTAAATTCACGAGTTTCGCCGATAGTACGTTTCATATGCACCCTTCCCATGCAGAACCATTTGTTACGTAGCCGCGAGCTCTAATGAAATCTGCTTCTTGTTTCTGAAACTTTGCATCATCAGTTTGGTATACTGCACCATTCTGCTCATCAATTGTGTAATGATAAAGAACGCGAGGTAGAAATCCAAACTTTTTTGCGTTGCGTAAGACAGGTAAATAAATCGCCTGATCACCAGCACGTCGTACTAGCTCACCATCCATGTTCAGAAAATTTTCATATGGTACACCATTGATCAATCGTTTTCTGAACGTTTTTAGATGACTTGACACCCATGGATGTTTATATGGATCTGCGTCATAATTCATCGGTCCGCTGATATTCTTGTCAGTGAAACCCCATCTATGTGACGACCAGACCGCGTCGCATCCCGACTGAGCATAGATTGAATCAAGGATTGCTAACGCATCTATGTCAGTCAACCAATCATCCGCATCAATCCTACATACGATGTCATCATCGTTGCACCGCTTAATGCCGCTCAGTACGTTTGCAACCTCCCACTTCTTTGATTCGTTAAGAATGAGATCAATCTTATCTGAGTACCTTCCGCCAAGCATGCATTGAAATTGTGTGCAAATCTGCTCAGCTAAATCAATGTGTTCCTTTGTGGAAACATCATCAATCAGAATAATCCTCCAGTTGTCGTACGATTGTCCGCATATGCTGTGCAGCATCGTTGGAAGCGTGCTCGATGCATTGAACATCGGCACAATAAACGTGAAGTGATTATCACCATTCATCATTCGTAACCGACTGTTTTGTAAACAATACCTGACCGTACTTAAGTTGATCGTCAGGTACTTCCTTGTCGTCCTTAAATATTCTACGATCCATTATGATCAATTCGGGTTCATTAAAATCATCCGCTAACCAATTGATTTCGTCTATTGCCTCCCTACACTTGATACCGGGATCGAATTTCTCAGGAAGGTGATAATCATCCATAAGAATGAACTTGTTACACTTATTTTTGGTCTGTTCCCAATCTGATTTTGTTCCTTCGTACGAATGATCTCCATCGATATAGACAAAATCAAATTTGTCATTCACCATCGGAAGAATTTTATTTGACGGACCTTTCGCAAATTCAATGCATGAAAACCACTCCTTTGGAAAGACTTGTTGTAATGCACCGATGAATTGTTCATCAAATTCAACATCAACAGTAAAAACTCGACCTTTGATTCCAAGATCATGAAATGCCTTTGCTGCACAAAGAGTGCTATACCCACGACCGAAGCCGATTTCTAGGAATGATGAACATTCAAATTTTTTGATAAGCTGATAGATTAAGATTCCTCGTTCGTAATTGCTTCTATAGAATGCTCCGTATTTTTTGTAATTCGGATCATCACTTCGACGCGAACGTTTTGCGCATATATCGCCTAAAACATCAAAATCGCCCAAGATCAGGTCATCAACTTTGATATCTAATTGTGCTAATTTTTCTTTGATGTAAAGTGTTTTCATACCGTTGGTGTCACATCAATTTTTGTGGTTTGATCGTTAATCTTTATCTCCCTACTTACTGTGAATGTTGCCGGATCCAAGTCCGGTGTTCCAAGGGATATTGTCCACGAATTCGATGGCGAAGGAAACTGCTTCATTAAAACTTCAATTACGTTCTTGATATCATTCATTTGTTTACCTCTTCGTTCATAAATCTAGGTTGAGATCTGTTCACGGTCAGCCACGGCGTTTTTTGCCCCGTCCATTTTGAATGCCATACATGACCGCCTGTGTTGTTTTTCAATTCTTCTGCCTTCGCGGCAATCATTTCATCCGTAACTTCGCTCCACGGAACATCGAACATCATATTGACGTCTGTGACTTTTGATGGATCAGGTGAATAAAGTGACGACCAATGCCGACCCCAAAAGTTCTTATACAAATGAATTTTTCTCTCAATATTGAACCAACTGTAATGAAATACTGAAGGCAATTGAGAAATTGCATCATTAAACCAACCTTCGTACTGTTTAAGCGCTTCGACATCACCAGACAGTGCTCGTTGTCTGGCTGCATCAGCGTCTGGCGTGTAGAACGTGATATGTTCGATTGCATGACCGGTGTTTTTATCGATTAGATCACAGCCGTCTGATCCTAGTGCAGAATACGTGTTGCCCAATTGATCGATCCTCCTTAGATGGATCGGAATTCCATGCGTGATGTTTGAAAGATTTCTACTTAATCTCCACTTCCATGGCGTAACATCACAACGAACTTTATCAGAACCTCCCCAATATTCGACCACCGGTAGCGAAACTAAGTTGATCGTTGACGGCATGTTTGCGCATAGATCGATGATTTTTTTTCCGTCATCTTCATGCACAATTTCATCTGAATCCATCTGCCAACAGAATTCCTTCGTGCACATCGCTCGAGCTTCGGCCTTCTGCAAACCGTCAAAAACAGCGGAGCGTGGATTATTCCAATCCCGTTTTATCCGTCTAATCACGAGTTTTGGCTCTTTTAGAGCCCACATCGCTAATAGATCGTATGTTTCATCAGATGAGCCACCATCAACAACACATACTTCGTCACAAAATTCAAGCATCGATTTGATGCTTTGTTCGAACGGATAATTCTGCTTGACACAATTGTACGTTGTTATGTACCCACTTATCGTCGGTTTCTGATCGATCATTGCCTTGATCCCGTTCCAGAATACTTTGGGCGATGTAAAAAGATAGTCGCTTATTGAATCGATATCATCCGTTGCAAACCAATCCTCGTCCTTGTGTAGAACATTCTCATTCACATGAAGTTCACATCCAAGAAGCTTTGCCTCAATAACCATACGTGGACACGTATCACCACCTGCAGGTAGATAAACAAATCCTTCCGATTGAGCTAGTTTTGTTAGTAACTGTTCATATGGAATGTTCCAGACGACTTCGTACTGTATGCCTTCATCCTCACACCATTTTTTAGCAGCTTCCAGACCTTTCACCCATGACGTTGATCCAAGGACGATCCACGTTTCATTCTTTGTAGATGTTAAACGTTGATGTTTCAAAAAGCCTAGCGTCCTCTTATCAAAAACGCTGGAAAGGACGGTGTTATTTCCTTCGAGAAGGAAAGGAAATCTATTCGTGTAAACGTCCTTTTGTTTCTCAGACATCCACCACATTCCTTTCGAACCATGATAAAATGCTGATATCAATTTTCCATGAAGTTGATCATGACAATTGCAAGGAATACCTTCGATTGCCTCGTGTTTTTCTGGCGAACGGTGCTTACAAAATTTGAAATCGTATTCTAAAATGCTGTATTTTAGATTCCCAATGATCGTTGGAATCAGCTGGGGGTTTAATTGGGAAAAATTCCCGAAGATCCAAAATTTGGATGCGCCACTTTCAAGCGTTTCTAACGTTACGTCCCTTGAATGAATTTTGTGCACTAAATAGGGCGATTCGTCAATCAATGCTTGTGTCGTAAGTTCAGCGCCACCGACATAATCTTCAACAAAAAGATCTGAAACAAAAACAACCTGAGAATCCTGGGGGATTAGATGGGTTGTTTTTTTATCGAAAACGCTTCTTCCAAAGACGGTCATACACTTGATTGTAAACACAAACATTCGTAAGTTTACAAGAAGTTTTTCATCTTCGAAAAATCTCTGCGTGCTATCGAAATTCGATTTAAGCTAATTTCTTATTTAGCGAAATTCGATCATACTGTTCTAATAGAAATTTATCTAGAGATCTCTAGATCTAAAGATCTAGATCTCTCTAGATCGTCGCGACGGGCGAGAATTTATGTTATCGGATTAACTTCTTTGTTGAATGAATACATAATTTCGTGTAGGAATGCGATGAGTGGAATTAAGAGAAAAAAATCATCCGCAATCGTTCGAAAGAACGATCAAATTCGTATTAAATCGACGGAGGAAAGGGCTATTTCTGCACTTGAGGCGAACCAAGAACTTCTTAATGATGTTCAGAAAAAAATTCTTGCCTCACCTGTTATGAATGGTAGTTTCGATACGTTAGTTATCAATGTCGAAAATATTCATAAAACACTTGATCAGGTTCATGAAGCATTGTACAATCCTGACGAGGGGGTCTACAGTAGAATTAAGATGATCGAAAGTGTAAAACCACAGTCGATTGAAGTGCTTGAAAAGGACGTTATTGAGTTAAAGATGTGGCGATCATCAACTGAAAATAGCGGCATTCAAGAACGTTCAACAAATGTTGCAATAAATGAAAAACTCGAAAAATTAACAGCACAGGCTGAAATTTTGAAGGATGCTATCGTTGATCTCGAAAAAACAAAAAAGATGTTTGTTTCCGTGATAAAATGGTTTCTTGCCGCATTCGGTGGCGCTGCAATCACGTTATTATTCACCGTGTTATATGATTTGATGACAAAATAAGAACATTTTGTTACAATCAAATCGTGACTGTAAATCTTATCGAAGACATCGATCGATCGTTCAATGAATTATCATCGACGGTTGGATCTCTCAAAACAACACAACGAACGATATCGACGATGAATGGTCTGTCGATAGTTACAAGATTTCAAGCAATATTCGGCCTGAAATTTGAAAATAAATTGACGCAAGCTCTGCATGAACTTTGCGTCAATTATGCAATAAAAGCGGAAAATTGGGGGCCAGGTAGCTTCGACGATACATTAGAAAAAATCTTATCCTACAAGATTGATAATCTTGCATCGACACGAAATGATTTATCTATCGTCAAACAGAGTGATTTCGTGACCTGGCCATCATTCGATGAATTTCGTCAATACGTTAAAAAACGTATTACGTACGATGAAGTTGGTGTTGATATTGCGTTGGAGGCGATTGACCTCGCGGGATTTGCAGGTAGAATCGTAATTGAGAGAACGAACAATGACGTAATATCGATCGAACTAATGACAGGATATACGTTTGATGCTGTCGTACACTTTGCGGAAAATGTAAAATTGATCAAACCGTCGGTTATCTGCATCGATGGATTCATAGAATCGGTGTCAGAATTGCATCGTTTATTGACACAATCATACGAAAATAAAACGCAGATCGTTCTTTTTTGTAGAGGATTATCGGATGATGTGCTGCAAACGCTTAGGGTTAATTTCGATAGAAGAACAGCGATCGTAGTACCCGTTGTGATGAAATTTGATCTTCAAGGGATCAACATTCTTAATGATATTGCAACGGTTGTTGGAAGTCGACTTATTTCTAGTAATCTCGGTGATTTGATCAGTAACGTAACGCTTGCTGATTCAACGATCGTTGAATCATTGATGCTTCATCATGATCAAATCACAATCACAAATTCATCAACAAACAAAAATGTAGCAATTCATGCAAACGCATTGATGACAAAAAGAGATGAATCAACGACAGATGATTTACGATCATTGTTAAATACAAGAATCAAAGCGTTAAAACCGAACCAGGTTATCATTCGAATACCGGGTGATGGACGTTGCGTTGAAAGAACGCAAGCGATCGATTTAACGCTTAGAATGTTCAGAGCGACGGTTGATCATGGTTTCATCGATGGAAAACCGGCAACAACAAAACATGCTCCGGAAATTTATTCACGTTCTTGCATCAGATCTTTGAACGATCTTGGCGCTGTCATTCTGGTTCGGTGATAATCCCTAACTTATCAAGATCGCTTATAAGTTCTGAACCGTTTTTAATACCGAACTTTTTCAACGTTGGACCTGCCTTTGAAATGATTCTTTTGACCCTATCCTCAGGGGTCGATTGAACAGTTTCACCCGCTTTCGTTGTTGTTGTTCCGGTTACTGATCCTTTGGATGGTTTTGCTGAACTTGATGCTGTGGTTGGTTCTGCGCTGCTCGTCGTTCCAGAACCTTTTGTTTCGACGTCGCCCTGACCTTTTATGGTGGACGCAATATCATTTGCAATTTCAGCTGTTTTTGCTCCACTTGCTGACTGTTTTACGATGACATTTAGATTTTTAAGAGGGATTTTCATCATATCCATCGTTAGGGCTTTTTTATCAACGTACGGTATGTTCTTAAATGAACCGAAAATTCCTCTTGGGCTCAATGCTTTAAAGATATTGTCCTGAAGCGTTTTTAATGAAGCTTCATCCTTCAATAGAACGTTTAACGTTGAACTTCCCATTTCTGGCTTTATTTCGCCCAGGGCATTTTTTAGAATGTTCGGAATTTGTGAAAATCCTGTTTCAAGCATATTTGCGAATGTCATGAACTTAACAAGAGGGTTATCAAACCCCAATTTTTCCTTGAAACTGTTCAGAACATTTGTCAATGCTCCACCACCTGTGAATTTATTGATATCAGCGATCGCTTTGTCGATTCCTGAATCAAGGCTGGGCAATCCTTTTCCCTTCATCGATCTTAATTTGTCGATAATTTCCGTTGCTCTTTCAAGATCCCTTTGGTCCATTGCTTCGAGCAAAATATTTGCAACGTGATTTTCGTATATGACATGTTTATCTGCTGATTGAATTCTTTCGTTCAAGTTGGTTGTTGATTGTTTAGAATCATAACGATTACGTAGAGATTTATTCATTGTCATACCTGTTTACGTTTGTCTATAAGTAATTACCTTTTCAGAAGGGTGTACCCAATGAACGAAAAAGATAAAATTGCGAAACTTGCGTGGGACGTTGTTCAAAGTTCCAAGGATGTAACATTTTCAAATTTATTGAAAGCGTCGTCCGACGGAACGTTAAAGTTGGAAAAATCACAGTTGGATAAATTGATGATGATAGTTGGAACATCGATCGATGCTGGCTATCATAATGCATCAAAAACATTCAATAAATCCGTCGATAGTTGTCTTTCAAATCTGGTTGAATCTGTCACGAATGAAAGTGTGAAATCATCTAAAAAAAAGGGTTGAATGTTAAGCCGGGTTTACTTAAGTCATTGAAATCATTATTTAGTTGAATTGAACAGTATGCCGCAAGGTCTAAAACATTTGGTACGTTGCAGGTGCACATTACCTCAATACAAACATGTTAAAAATGCGCCGTTACATCAATTTCCTGTTTTTTCAATCATTGACGACAACAATCAAGTTGTTGTGAAGTTTGCGCAATGCAATAATTGCGGAATCATTCACAAGGTATCAGAAATAAATAAATCAGAAATTCTCCCAAATCGGGAACATCTTTCATCGTTATTATCTCTTGACGAGATCAAGACAACAATTCCAGCACAGCTAGCTGCAATTTTTGAATCAAATGACGTTGATATAACGTCATGGGAAGCCGCTCGATTCATCATCGAACAAAAACAATGGGGTAATTTTATCCTTCTGAACGTTGATACTGCCGAAGGGATCAAACAGGGAAAATACGTAGTGATTTTAGGTGAAAATCTATTCAGGATAGATTCGTTTATTAGCGAGGAAAATTAGCATGGAAACTCGTGTGTACGGAACGCTTCAGTCAGAAAAATTAGCTGAGGAAAATAATTTGTGTCGTAGAATTGTTCGTGACTTGAACGACATGGCGATCAACGATAGACAAAAATTGTTTATCGTCCATCTTTTAGCGATGGAACTAGAAAATTTAGAACACTCAAGAGAGTTGTCAATGCTTGTTCGTGACCTCGGTGGTGAGGACTTTTTTGTTTCGCAAAAGAAAGACTAACATGGGAAGATCAATAACAACCGATACTACGATCAAATCATCAACAGAATCCATCGTTGTCGCAAATATGCCGATGGAAGGACAAACTCCTGAAATTCAACAAATTTCAACTCGAGTTGTTCATCTACACGGAGAGGTGAATGAATACTCAATTGCAAACGTAATCATGCAATTGTTGTATCTCGCAAATCAATCAGATCTTCCAATTCAACTTGTGATATCAACGTACGGAGGATCGATCGATGAAATGTTTAGTCTCTACGATACAATAAAGTTCCTGCCGTGTCCGGTTCATACCGTCGCTTTGGGAAAGGTGATGTCAGCGGGCGTTCTTTTGCTTGCCGCAGGCGTAAAAGGTAAAAGGATGATCGGAAAACATGCAAGGATCATGATTCATCCCGTTAAAGGTGGTAATGAAGGAAATATATTTGAACAGCTGGCGAACGTAACTGAAATGAAGAGATTGCAAAGTCAATTGGTGGCAAGTCTCAAAAAAGAAACAAAGATGTCGGAGAAAAAATTGCAACAGTATATGTCATCGGGATTTGATGTTTATCTTTCAGCGGAAGAAGCAATTGATCTTGGCGTTGCAGATGTCCTAATTGGTGGCTGATGTTCTTTGTGACATGTCGTTGTATGATCAAAAAACATCGATGCAAATAACACATGATCTATGGGCAAAGTTCTTTCCGTTTAAGGAACCCCGTAACGAACAAATTGATGCCATCAATTTTGCATTAAATGCTTATTTGAACGACAAAAAGAAATTTGTTGTTCTTGAGCTAGGAACCGGTGTTGGTAAATCAGCGATCGGTGTAGCAATCGCTAGATTTCTAAATTCTCTTGATAGAGTTAACGGTGACGCTTACATCCTCACAACGCAAAAATTATTGCAAGATCAATACATGACGGATTTTGGTGTTGGAATTGATCCCCTTGTGTCGATTAAATCAAGTTCAAATTACACCTGTGGATACTACAAGGAACAATCCTGTGGTGAATCAAGAAGATTGTTGACAACGTTGAAAAAACACTTTAGTGATACAGCTTTTGCATCATCGTGTTCAAGTAAAAAGTGCGTTTATGCGGTTGAAAAATCAAACTTCATGAATGCAAGTCTTGGAATTACGAATTATTCGTATTTTCTAGCTGAAACCATGTACGCTAAAAAATTGACGCCACGTGGATTACTCATCATTGATGAAGCTCATAATACTGAAGCTGAGTTAGCAAAATTTATTTCGATTGTTTTTTCGACAAAATTTGCAAATGATGTGTTAAACGTTAAACGACCTAACCAAGATGATGATGACATCATCTTTAAGTGGGTAAAACAAAAATATAAGCCTGCTCTAACAAAGCACATCAAAACGTTGTTGTCAACGATTGAATCCATGAATGAAAATTCCGACATGGACAAGTTCTCAGAACTCAGCAAAAAATATGAATCGTTGGACAAGCACATTTGTAAAGTAAACAGATTCATAGACGGTTATGATAAGAAAAATTGGATCATGAACGTATCTGCGTACGAATCGGGAAAAAATAACAAAAAATACGAATTCAAACCAATTGATTTATCGAATGATAGCGATGAAACGTTGTTCAAATTTGGTGAAAGAGTTTTGATGTTATCTGCAACGATTGTCGATAATGATGTATTTTGTCGATCACTTGGAATAAAGAAGCAGGATGTCGCTTACATGAGAGCAGCATCTCCATTTGATGTTGAAAATAAACCGATTCATTATATGCCCGTAGGGAGCATGTCAAAGAATAACATTGAGCAAACATTGCCAATAATGACAGAAGCTATCAAAATGTTACTTGAACAACATGCTGATGATAAAGGAATTATTCATTGCGTTTCATTCAAAGTTGCAAATCATATCGTCCAAAATCTACGCTCAAATCGTCTTTTGATTCATGATTCTATCAATAGAGAAGAAATTCTTAAATTACACTTGTCATCAAAGGAACCAACAGTCCTAATTTCTCCTTCAATGTCAGAAGGCGTTAATCTTGCTGATGATGCTAGCAGATTTCAAATCATCTGTAAGGTCCCATTTCCTTATTTGGGTGATGTGATGGTGAAAAAAAAGATGGAACGTGACAGTAAGTGGTACGTTTACATGACTGCAAAAACAGTCATTCAATCCTTGGGAAGATCTATCAGATCTGAAAATGATCATGCAATTTCATACATCCTTGATTCTGATTGGGATCTATTCTTTACAAAGAATTCATCCATGTTTCCAGAGGATTTTGTTGCATCGATAAAGAAATAATTTACACCGTGATACGATACCATACATTTTAGTTGAGGTAAATCTCAGATGTCATTACAAGATAATTTAGCTGGTACGTGGGCCGATGTAAAGGGACTTGTTGAGTCCGTTGATCTAGATCTTGAAAAGCAGTTAGCAGGCACTGCTGCCGCTGGTGCTCGAGCAAGAAAGGGTCTCAAGGAGTTGAACCTTAAGTTGAAGGCCTTAAAAAAGTTTACGTTGGATCTTGAAAAGGAGCGAAAGCTTTTGAAGGCTGAACGAAAAGCAAAGCCAAGTTCAGAACCTTCAGCAGTTTGATCGACAATGTGTGTTGATGAAAGCCTCCAAATTTTGGAGGCTTTCATTTATTTCGTACTAGTTATGAACGAGGAACAATGCCAGCACCACGAGCGGTTTTATCTGACATACATGAATTTGGTCTTAGTCATGATCATGCACACAAAAATATAAAAGCGTCAGGTCGTCTCGCACCACCTGTGATTCCAATAGTCGATGAACAGGAAGTTGTTGTTTCTGAACAAACAATTCAAAATGACATTCAGGAAGAAATTCCTGCAGAAGAAGTTAAGAGTGAAGTTGCTGATAAGCCCGTTAAGGAAAAACCAGCCAAAAAATCAAAGAAAACAGAAGATCATTCAGATCAATGATCGAATTTGTTTGACATGCTTTTAATTTTGAGCATTTCTAAAATGTTTTTTTCAATTTGACAGACTCTCATTCTTGATAAACCGTAAATTTCTCCAATTTGTTGCAACGTATGTCTACCATTTTGGGCGGATATTAAAACGCAATTGTGTCCCGAAGCGTTTTGTATCCACTGCTTGCAACTTCTACGGTTACAATCGACACCATAGTTGTTATGTTCAGCATAACAAGTTGTGCCTGAAATTACGTTTGTGTTAATCAACTTGAGTTTACGTTTGTCGTCTTCCATCGTCGGATATACAATTCTAGCAACAAATTCGTAGATCTACAAACAAGAAAGATTCTAATGGTTAAAACTTACGTTCTTGATACGAATGTTCTTCTTACTGATTCAGATTGTCTCTTTGCATTCGATGATAATGAACTCATAATTCCACTCCTTGTTCTTGAGGAATTAGACCGTCATAAGAATAGAGCGGATGACGTTGGTAAAAATGCCAGGCAAATAAGCAGAACGCTCGATGCCTTACGTCAGCAAGGAAGCAATCTTATCACAGGCGTTAAATTGCCCAATGGAGGATTTTTGCGGATAGCACCAATCACCGCAGGCGGAATTAATGAATTACCACAAGAATTAGGTGATTCAAAGGTTGATAACATGATCATTCTGTTCATGTTGAAAATGAAGCAAAATGCTGATTGCATCCTGGTGTCAAAGGACATTAACGTTCGTTTAAAGTGTGATGCTCTTGGAATCCTATCGGAAGATTACAAAAAAATGCGTGTCACAGATGACACGAAAAAATTGTATCGAGGTGTGACTGTCGTTGAAGTGGATGATGATGTGATAGATTCGTTCTTTGAAACTGAGTCTGTTTTATTGACACCCGAAATTTTGAAAAATGAAAAATTGTTTCCGAATCAGATCGTTGTTATGAAGTCCGTCAAAAATGGTCAAACGATCAAATCAGCAATTTCAAAGTGTTTGTCAGATGGTCCCACCAATAATGCGTTAGTTGTGCCTGTCAAAAAGGTCGAAAATGCATTTGGTCTAAAGGCGAGAAATAAAGAACAAGGATTTTCATTGGATCTTTTATTTGATGAAAATGTCAAGTTGTTAACGCTAACTGGGCAGGCCGGTTGTGGAAAAAGCATTCTTGCAATTGCTGCCGGACTCGAACAACTTCGTGGTGTTGGCAATCCATCAGTCGCCAAATACGATAAGATGATAGTTTTAAGACCCGTTCAGCCAGTTGGAAAAGATATCGGATTTTTACCCGGTACGATGCAGGAAAAAATGGAACCCTGGATCTCACCAATCAAGGATAATTTTGGATTCTTGATGAATGGGAATAGATCAAATTCAATCAAGAGGAAAACGGCTGGAAAAATTTATGATGATAACGCGTATTTTTCCCTAATGCAGGAAAAAGGTCTCATTGAAATTGAGGCAATTACATTCATCAGAGGTCGATCGATACCAAATGCGTTCTTGTTGATTGATGAAGCTCAGAATCTCACCGCCCATGAACTTAAGACGATAGTTACTCGAGTTAGCGAAGGAACGAAGGTTGTTTTAACGGGTGATATTGAGCAAATTGATAATTCACACGTTGACGCATTTACCAATGGATTAACGTATGCTGTTGAAAAATTCAAGGATTATCCGATAGCTGGCCACATTACGTTGTTGAAAGGTGAGCGTAGTCCTCTGGCTACGTTAGCATCAAAGATTCTTTGAAGAATAACATGAAGCAAGCACGTTTGTTAAACGCTAAACGTTAAAGGCTATTCTTTGTGTAAGATCATATAATTCTACCATGAGCGGAATACTCGATAACAAAACTCGAATCATGGATACGTCCTTGACTCTTGAAGGTCGTCGACAGATCGCAAATGGAAAATTAAAGATTGAATACGTTTCATTCACGGATGCAGCAACATTTTATGAATCGGACGTATCAAGCGGATCATCCGATGCAACAAATCGAATTTACCTAGAAAATTGCAATCTCCCACAGGATCAGATCGCCTTTGAAGCAAATGACGCTGGCCGAATTAACCCATTTGCATCGGTGAACGACGTTGCCCTAAAAGATGGCAACGTGTATCGGTATATATTTACACCTCCATCAGCATCCATTTTTTCTGGGTCATCTGAGAGCCTCCAGATGCTATCTGGTGAACAATTTTTTTCAACTGCTGAAGGTTTGTTGACGTCTTCACTTGATAACTTTGGTCGATTGCGGATAGTTGCAACAAAGGATAACATTTTTGAGGATGAAAATTTCAAAATTGGGAATAAAAACATAACGTTTACGATAACTGATGAACATCCCATCAAGGATGATGCATCAAAATCGATGAACATCGATGAACTTGAAGGAATGTATAGCGATGTTAGATTTTCAAATTCTAAGAATTTCAAGTTCATGCCACCAGTCAACAAATTATCACGGCAGAGTGATAGTTCAAAATTAAAGCCAATAGGCAATTATAGATCGTTAACTGCAACGCGAGCAAGTAAATTATCTGGAAATCAACTTCAACGTGAGTTGTCATTCTTAGAAAAATTGGGTCTCTGTAAGACAATAACATTTGATCCAACGTCTAGATCAAACAACCTGATTGGGCAACTTTTTGAGATAGGGACCGACACGCTTAAAAAATTGGATGTTGTTGATTATGGAAAATTTACCGTAAAGTCATCAACAAAACATGCGTTTTTTGTTGGAAAGGTCTTAATTGACTCAAGGAACGTTACAACGTTCGTACATCTTTTTACGTTAGTATTCGGTTGACATGTACTTTAAATTTGACAAGAAAAACGGCCTACTAAAGGTTGATGATACGTTCGCTTCACTTATTTCCATCGATGATGATTCCGTTACATTTTCATTCAAATACGAAATTTCTTCAATTGATGCAATCAGATCAAACGCAACGATTGTTAATGTAAAAGTTCTATCAAAAATCGTAGACAAGAAAACTGTATCTCGAATAATACATTCAAAAAATACAACCAATGCCGACGTAATCAAAACGATATTGAGACAAACTATCGATGAAAAAGATTCCATCAAACAACAGGAAAAATTCATCGTTGCTAACAAAAACAACAATGTTCTTTCTAGCGTAAACAATGAAATAATCAGTCAAATAAAAAAAGGAATTCCAACCGAATCGATACAACAATTGAAAAAAACGAAATTGGTTCTCGTACCAGCTTCAACCATTAAATCAACCGTTGATGTGAAACCCGTTTTGAATTTGCAAGCACATTCATTTATGAATGAGATGAACAACAGTTCATCATCCTACAAGGACTCTGCATCGTATTTAATGCAGGATATGATTGTCAGACAAGGCATTGATCCTTCAAGCATTTCAACGTTAACGCATAGAAGTTATACGGCTGAAAATTCATTTCAAGGAACATTAAGAAAATCGCGTGGACAAGAAGTAGAAACAGGTTCTTCGACAAAATTGCTAAATTCGTTCGTTCATTCAGCAAGAAAAACAAATACCGATGGACTATCAGAACAATCGTATGTTCAAGTAGCGACAGTTGTTACTGATCCGAACGTTAGAAACAACGTTGTTGTAAAAATACCAAATTCAGCATTTATCATCGATGGAAGTGAAAATTATTCACTTTTGGTGAAGATTGACCTCGTGGATTCAAAATCTGGGTTGAGTTTAGATTCAGTGTTGAAACAACTTGATGTCACAAAACACATTCAATTATTTAAAATTCCGCGCATTGCTCCAATCGTTAATGTTTGTAAATCAGACATCTCAACAAAAACAAATCTAGAAATACGACAACTGGATGAAACCGCGACCGGAATAAAGCTCTTCAAAAAAATCATATCGATGGTCGAACCTGGATCGAATGATTATGAACTCATAGGCGAGTTCAATGTGACGAGTAAACAAAAAACATTGCTTATTCAGGTTGATAACCCAAAAAATTCAACATTTGTGTACAGAGTTGTTCCTACCAATGATGGAACGTTAGGATTTGAATACACAAATGTAATAGTTGGCCCGTCTAATTACGTTCTTGCATCATCCGTATCATTGACAATTTCATCAATTGATTCTGGTGCCAAACTTGAAATTCGAAAGATTCCATTCGATGTCATTTCAGTTCAATTCATGGTTAGAAATGCATCAATATTTGAAAAAACGTATTCAGCAGTTGAATCCGTAATTCATCTGATCGATGAACCAACAAGAGGACTAGATTACGTATCAACAATTGATCAAAACGTATTTGATGATTGTGTTTATGAATATGCCGTTAGATTAACGTATAGAACAGGAATTTCAAAAATAGTTGGCTACGCTATTTTTGAACGTATAAAACAGGAACAAGGTAAAGTTAACGTAAATGCAAATAATGTGGTGATTTCTTCCATCGGTAAACCGAATACACAATTTGCAATTTCAACCGATCTATTAGATGGTCATCTTGACACAATCAAAAAACTATTACAATCACAAGGCTCATATGACTTGTATAAGGATGCCGTGTTGTCTGAACGTGATTCATTGAAATCGTTAATAGCACACAACGTCAAAAGAATTGATTTATCCACGGGTGTTGTTAACGATTTCGGTGTCATATCAGAAACTCAGTTTTCTGACGTAGACTTTGCGCCAAACAATTCTGTCGAACCGCTGAAGATGGGTCACAAATACAGATACGAAATAACGCCATTGTTAAGAAACCCAGAAACATTATTTGATTCTAGAACATTAGAAAAAATTGATGTTAACACAAAGAAGGCATACAAATTTAAGCCATCAAAACATCTACATCCATTGACCCTAAAAAAAGGAACGATAGTTTCTTCAATAGGCGCAGCCACAAAATTTGGGAAAGAACAAATGATGTATGGTGAAGTTGGGTCAACAACGTCTGTCGAGGTTTCATTTGACGTTGAACAAGCATCAATTACGAATTCGATTGCATCTAGATACAATGATAACATGATTGTTGTATCATGGAAGATTAACGGTGCAATAGATCAGGTAGATCATTTTTTGATCATGAAAAATGTTCTTGGTGTTAAGACTGTCGTTGGTAAAGCACATTCTGAATTTGAGCAAGGGCATTGTCAATTCATTCATTCATTAACATCGCATGATACTGGAAATTTGCAGTACGAGATAGTTCCAATCATGAATGATTATCGAGTAGGTAAGTCAGTCGTAACAAATGTTGTGAACGTACAATGATAAAAACGCTAAAGAAAAAAACGTCAATCATCAATTTGGGAAACATTCAAATACAACCTTTGGATGATGATTTATCAGTCGTTGCAAAAGAACAACTTGAATCAAATGTTTCCACAAAAGATGTTCAGTTAAACGTTTCATCTCTTTCAAAAACAGGTGATTTACAAACGTCAACAACCATTCAATCACTGGCATCATCTGTCGTTAATGACAAATCATTCATTTTGCCACAAACGCAGAAAAATGGAAACAGTCAAGCAATGATATTTCCATCATATGCTTCGCTTTCATTAAATTCTATCGTGCCGTCAGCCGTCGCAACTACTACGACAATCGTCAGCATATTGAATCCTGCAAAAAAATACGAATCATATGAATCATTGACAGGTTTCACGAATGATAGACCTGAAATTGTATTGTTATCAGCATTTTTGCCTTTATTCGTTTCTAACAACGATAACGCTGTTCAACCTACGACTTCGTTGAATGATATGACAGATGCCGGACAATACGTTGATGTTCAATTGAATGTTCGTTCGCTCGTCGGCCAAAATCAAAAAAAATTAGTATCTAAATCACAGAACAAAAATGCTCGAATGAAAATTTTGCTCTCTGAAAAAAAGGAGCAGATAAATTCAACGATCGAGAATCTTGTTGAAACTGCTGATTTTTTGACTGACGTTGTAAAACGAACTGATTCAGTCAAGTTAAATCTTGATCCTCGTGCACCGATGCACGTTGTTAATACAACCGATTCAGCAGCACATCTAAATTCAAGCCTACAATCAATCACAGGTTTAGGCAATTCATTTGATCAATTGAAAAATTACATAACACCAACATTCTCTGTCGTTGAAACGCTTGTTGATGCTGGATTTTCAAAGAAAAATATTGATCATTTTACGTCAACAAAGGTTTGGTTGCAACTCATCAATGAGTTAAAAATTGTATTGGAGAAACATTCATTAAAATTCAACGATACATTCATAAGTGATTTAAGTTCTGATGTTGACCCATCTAACATAGTTGTTGATAAACACGTTAGATTTTCACCATCACGTGAACCTGTTGGTTCTCCAACTGTTAATGACTTAGTGAACACAACTGTTTTGAATGTTAATGACAATATTTCAAAAATTAGCAAGATAATTTCGTCATTGTATTCGAACCAATCGACGTTTAAAAATGCGGAAGCAAAAATATCCTCAATGTTAAACTTTCTTTCAAAAGAGTACCGATATTCAATCGGTCTTTCACTTCCCATCGTTCAAAAATCGTTATCTAATGGATTTTCGTATAATGTACAACAAACGAACGAAGACATTTTTGATGCTATCATTGGATCAGTTGGAAAAAATATAATCGATGTTCGATCTGCACAGGAACAAACGCTTGTAGGATTATCACAACAACAACCATCAACGAACTTAGTTGTTCTTCCGTTTGAAACATCGTATCTTGAAGGCGATTTTGGAACAGTAACGCCAGGAACTGCTTATTATGTTGATGATGTTTTTTCACTGAACAACGGATCGTTCAACACAGAAAAAATTGATTCATACGTGAACTCAATCGAACGCATTGATAAGAATTTGACAAATATTTCCGCTGGAATGAATTTTTTCGGCGTAAATTTATCATCTGTTAACGATGATAACAATGCCGTTGCTGACGTTGTTTCAAATCCTACGATGTTAGCAAAGATATTTGGCATATCGTTTCTTGAGGCCGGTAACAAACAAACCAGAACTCAAGTTCGTAATGATAATTTAGGTTCTGTTTATGCCTTGGCTGCATCGAACAATAAATTGAAGTCAATTTTGTTCATGTATACCATGGCAAATGTTCTCAGAGCATACTACGAAGGATCAGGGATCCAGTCGATAATTCAGAATAACGTAAATGATAACACGGCGTTGCTTGAAAAGCTTGCGGATTTGATAGTCGAGCAACTAGAATCAATTGTGCCAAATTCATCGATAGGAAATGCTGTTTTGTTAAAAAACACAACTTCGTTGACAAGCAATTCGATCAAAACAACGTTAAAGACAGGATCGTTATTGTCTAGGATGATAGAACAATTCATCAAGGACATTTATTTTGCATTCATTCAGAATAATGCATTCGTTTCTGATAAAACTCGTTTCAATGGAATTTTAGATTCGACTGTCATGTTGGCATTATTTGATGCCTTGATAACAATGATTGCAAAATATGGCGGACAATCATTTTCATCAATCATCGTTGGTTCATCACTAAATGTTCAAGGGCCTCCTACATTTGTAATTTCAAAAACATATGAATCAAATCAAACACAATTTAATGATTTACTGACGAGGCTTGAGGGTGAAAGAGCATATACAACAAAGCTGTTTATGACTGTTTCGAATGTTCTTAAAAGACAGTCATCAAATCTAAGATCATATTCTCAATACTTGAATAACCCATCATCAAAGAAGAAAATATCAGAAATTTCAAACATCTTAAATGATGAATCAATGCTAAAAATTGCATTTACACAGCAACAATCGATGTTGTTGGCATCTGCCATTTACGATCTTAGGGACGTTTTGAAAAATTCAAAGGCAACTGTTAAGACAAATGATCAAGATGATGAAATTGAGTTTTTGAACGATCATATCGTAACGCCAAAATTGAAGAATGCGTTATATTCAGCATTTTCAACTGATGCATTTACCACGTCGAAAGGTTTCAACAAAAAGATAATTTCTGTTGGTGTTCCATTAGGATTAGCGCAACGTTTAAAAAGCGTGGTTAAGATTCGCGACTTAAAAAATAACTCTGGGAATAAACAACTAGACATCGTAAAAGTTGCCGTTCATCGTGTCGACGTTCAGAACAGCGATATAGTGTTCAAACCTCAGAAATTTATGTTCGAACTTTCAAGATTTCCGGTAAGAAATTCAAATAAAATTGGCAACATAAATGAAGGCGCATCATTAAGAAATGTCATAACAGCATTTCCAACAAGGGATTTAGCATCATCAGAATTATCAGCAGCGGAAACGTATTTCAACGCAAATTCATCCGACAATAATTCAACATTTTCGGATAAATCGTATTCATTTTTAACTGAATATCAAAAGGAAGAAATTGTTACAAATCATGTGTTAAGCTATCTACTTGAAATTTATATGAAATTGATAGCTGGGATGAATGTTGGTGATTATGCATTTGATTTTGATACAACTGAGAAAACGATCGACAAAGAAGTTATGAAGGAAATTGTCGATCAGAGCATAAGCGATCTTTTAAACAATGATCAGTTGATCAAAACACAACCCACGAGCACAAAAACGTTATTTGGAAGCATCAGCAAGGGTAGAAATTCAACAGTAAATACACCCACAACAAACGTAGCGACCGGTAAGGTTACGGCAAAAACAAACTCACAACTAAATCAGTTATCATCAAAGTCGATGCCCGCCGCAGTTCATTCATTTACAACGATAAATGGTCTATCAAACGTATTTTCTTCGATCAGCGATTCAACAAAATTATCAAAACGAATGCTTTCACCAAAGAAATTTGATCGTGTTTTCAATCTAATAATAGATCCTGATGATTTTGAAATAGATTACGATGAAACAACGAATACATCACAAGGGAAATATGCTCTAGAACAACTGATTTCAACTGGAGAAATAATCTCGATTGATGATGGAACATCAAAATCAAGATTTTCATTACCAAGAAATCCTTCAATGAGTAGGAACATAGTTCAATCAAGATTTTCATCCAATGTGAATCAATATAAGTTTCGAGAGAAAAATAGTCAACAGGGTAATTTGACGTTTGATAAGTACATCATTACAATTGAAACATTCGACGATATAAAGTCACACATTGAACTTAGTGGAATCGTTCAAGGAACAACAAATGCAAATTACACTTCCTTCACATGAAGTCTATTCGATAGACGTACCGGAGATTAAGGAATTTGATGCAAATTTCATCTACAATTATTTTGTTAAAGATGAGTCAGTATCAGAAACCGGTGGAATTCCTAAGAAATTATTGACCAAAAATAGTGAAGTTTTTGATTCTGAATACATTCACTATGCAACAATAAAATCACCGAGACTTGTCGTATTTTCTTTTACACGACCGACGGCAGCATCACCAGACGGTGTTACAAATGACGTTGATGTTAGACAGAATAATTCACAAACGCACTCAACGATTGTTAGTGACAATCTTGATAAAATTGTAACTGAAGATCATTTTGCGTCACAAAATTTCATAGCAGTTACTTTTAACGATCACGAAGTTGACGATAAGGTCTATTACCTAACATCGGGTTCAATACAACAACATATGTCGTATGAAAATTCCGACGACATTGAGTTGACGCCCTTAGAATCTACAAGAAAATTGGCCGAAAGATTGTCAGATTTGGTTGATCAGAAATTCTTGTTGAAATCGATGACATCACCCGCTCGAAAAAGCGGCGCAAGACATTTCACTGCCGTTGGTACACGGATTACGAACGCTTTTTTTAATCGTCTTAGAATGGTTTCAGTGAATGTCCAAATAAATCAAAATGTATTTAACGACCTTCTCGATAGAACGATTTCGGATCCATATTCTCAGTATACAACTGAATTAAGGGACATCAACGTTCTTGCCAGAAATCTAAAAACAACATCAATAAAGCGCCGAACGTCAATTGATGATTCTGATTACAGGGTAAATGTTCCATTCATAAGCGCAAATATCAAATCAGCGTTAATGGACGTCGCTTCACGCCGTGCGGTGATCGTTGGATACGTAATTGATAAGATTGAATTATTACCGAACGGTTCATCTAAACAACATCAACCAATAGTGATAAACAGTCCAACGGCATGCATCGCGATAGACCCAAAAGTCAAGTACAATACGACGTACGTCTATTCTATTAGAACGATAACACAATTTACTGTTCCTGCTGTTGAGGATGAATCAGGCGCTGTTGCGTTAATTAAGATGCTTGTGAGCAGCAAACCGTCAAAACGTCTGACTGTTAAAACGATTGAAACCAAGTCTCCTCCGCCTCCAACAGACGTTAGTTTTACATGGGATTATGAGCGAAAAAGATTTTCCGATGTAGATTCAGCAGTTGATGAAAGTGTCACTGAACCAGGATCCCTTTTGGTACATTGGACATTTCCACCAAATTCGCAACGAGACATTAAAGCATTCCAGGTTTTTAGACGTTCAACGGTTGATGAACCATTTCAATTGATAAGAATGTATCAATTTGATGATAGCGTTGTGAAGTTAAGGTGGGCAGAAACACCAGATAAAGATCTTGTTGAGATCGTCGATTCTCCACTGACATTTTATTTTGATGATGAATTTGGCAAAGATTCAAGGTTCATATATTCAATTGTTGCCATCGACGCTCATGGAATTTCATCCGCGTATTCAGCACAATACGAAATTTGGTTTGACAGATTTGCAAATAAGTTACGTAGAAGGTTGATATCACATCTTGGCGCGCCAAAATCATATCCAAATTTGTACCTCGACGCCGATCTTTTCGTTGACACAATGAAGGTATCCGGAGCGTTCAGCAAAAAGCTAAAGATTTACTTTAATCCTGAATGCTATGAGATTATTGATGAAATGGACAGAAAACAAAAAATGCTTTCTACGAAGCAAGATGGTGGAGCATACAAATTTCAGTTCATAAATGTTGATAACATGAAGTCTGACGTCATTAATTTGACATTGAATGACGTCAGACGATCACAACGATACTCTGAAGAGAATATAATTCAAAGGAAGAAGAATCTCTAATGGTCGTTGACGTTAGCGATGTAATACGTAAGAAAGCGACTGATTCAACAACCGTGGTGACAATATGCGATTGCATATGATATATTGGAAGGCGTTAAAATATGGGATTTCTTGATTCTACAACAAACAACATCATTCTTGACTGTGTTATAACAGACACAGGCAGGCAGTTTTTGGCAAGAAATGATGGTTCATTTCAAATACATAAGTTTGCTCTGGCTGATGACGAGGTAAATTATGGAATCGTCACTAAGTACGGAAGGGTCGTTGGCAAGGAAAAAATCGAAAAAAATACTCCCGTTCTAGAATCGCTCACAAATCAAGCGCATGCGTTAAAATACAAAATGGTAAGCGTGTCAAATCCAAATTTGCTTAGATTACCATCATTGTCATTATCGGGTGATTCAACCGTTGCTAGCAGCACCTCGACAATTACTCTAGGACGAACTACACAAAAAACATCAACATTCACGCTTGAACAAACGATAAATAATGAAACGTCTATTGATGTTGAATTAAGAGATCAAACGTTCATCGTTGAGGTTCCTCATCTATTTACACAATTGTTAAGACAAACGCCTGAAAATATCGACAATCAGCAACGCGCTACCTACATTGTCACCCGATCACCCGCAGAAAATTCGTACGGTGGTTCAACCGTACAATTAACGCTTGGTGTCAAAAGTTTAACTGATACGTTGTTTACAGTTTACGGAATGACAGCAAATAAATCTCGAATAAAATCATACGTAAAAGTTACCGGTGTACAATCCGGTGCTGTCAAAGACATTACCGTGATAATCGATAAATCGATTTGAGTTGTTTACTGTGGGCTTGTGTATAATTCATCAATAGGATAAAAAGTGTCAACGTTTAAAGAAGTACTTCCATGTGATAGAAAGGCGTTGATTTATTTGATTACAAATGTAAAAACAGGTAAATCATATATTGGAAAAACGTTAACAACACTTAATTCACGTTGGCGAGCCCACGTTAGATGTGCAAAATTTCAACAAAATAACATGTTGATCGCAAGATCAATTGGACAACATGGCGAAGAATATTTTGAACGATCTATATTAGAAGAGTGTACAGAAAAAAATTACAGTGAAAAAGAAACATATTGGATCAAGTTGTTAAAAACTCATGTATCTGAAGGCGGGTACAACTTAACGTATGGTGGTGATGGCGGGTTGACGGGATACAAATTTAGTGATGAATCAAAAAATCTGATTAGAATTAAAGCAATAGGTAGAAAACACACTGAAGAAACTAAATTAAAAATGCGAATATCTGCAAAAAGTAGAACTGTTTCAGCAGAAACGATTGCTTTAAGAGCAAGTGTAAATAGAGGTAAAAAACGCTCAAAGGAACAAATAGAGCGAATTAAAGCTGGACAAATTGCAGCGAATTACAAACACTCGTTGCAAGCAAAAATAAAAATAAGTATTGCTTCAAAAAATAGAATAACTTCGGAAGAAACAAAAGAAAAATTGAGAAAGTCATCAACAGGCAAAAAACATACTTCTGAAGCAAAGAAACGAATATCTACGGCAAGATCTAAAGCTGTGTTTCAGATGACCTTGGACGGAAATTTCATAGAGATGTTTTCTTCGATTAGAAAGGCGTCCATTATGACTAAGATAGGATATTGTACGATTCAGCGTTCAATATACGCGCAACGTCCCGGCCGAGGATTTTGTTGGAAATTTGTGGAATCCAGTGAGAACATATAATGTCAACATTTAAAGAAGTACTTCCATCAGATATCAAAACTGCTCGAAGTTTTTTGAATCAATTAGTCGATGTTCTGCAGGAGGACATAAGCGGTTCAACGTCTAGGAGACGTTACCAACACTTTGTAACAGGGGGAATTGGACCTGGAGTAACGAGTTCATTATTCCAAACTGTTTATGACATGGATTTTACAAATCAGGCATCGAATGCAATTTTCGATATAACGATGGGACTAAATCCTGACGGAACAACAATTTCAAATTCAACGACCGGAACTGATGCCGCTGGGAAAGAATTGTTTTCAAGTTCATCATTAATGATGCGTGAAAAAATGGACATCTACAGACAGTACGCTCAATCGTTATTAGGTGATTCAACGACTGGGTTTATTGCGCCATTTGATTCAACAACTGCATCGAATGAAATTGACGTTGCATTATTCGTTTCTTTCAAACGACTCTTCGCTCGTGATCAGATTAAAAGAGAGACATTTGCGATGAAGTTTTATCAAACTGCATCGATAAATTACGCAGCTAATGGTACTACGATCGCGGAAACATATGTAAATGTTCCCAATTTGAGCATAACTTCAACGTCAGGTTCAACAATTTACACCGATGTTGGTTCTGCAACCAACAAGTTGGTAACATTCGGAGGACAGGTTGGAAACATATACGATGCCGCTGACACAAATCGATCGGTTGGATTGATGTTTTACGATCGTGGAATTGCGGTGTTTGATCTTGCGAAGATAACAAGTGGAAGCCAATTCGTATCAGGAACGATTGATGGAATGACAGCAACGGGTCAATTAGTTCTCGGTGGTGTGAATACAGAGACGTACGCAAAATCAAAATTCATACCAGATTTTGTAGTTTCTAGCAGCATTGATAACATCATTGATAACATATGTGCAACTAGATTCCAATCAGGATCACAAGCTGCTCTTACGTTCCAAAATGTCACGAACATAAACAGTTCGTTAATTTTCTGCAGAGCTGCATCAGATGAATTCAACTATTCGTCAAATCCTACGTACACCGATAGTGAAGACAGGATTGTTGTGATTGACTCCGGGCAGGAAGACGTCCAAACAAGCTTTACGATGATAACAACGATAGGTTTGTACGATGCTGCAGATAATCTTTTGGCGGTTGCTAAACTATCCAGACCCGTTGAAAAGAACAATGAGAAGGATTTGACGTTTAGGCTACGTTTGGATTATTGATCAATAAATTTATACACTTATGTTCCAAAATGCGTAACGAGATAACGAGCGAAAAAGGATTTGTATCCTACAACGATGGATCAAATTCCACATCAATTGAAGGTCGTGAGTATCACGAAGCGCCGTTCGATCAACGATGGGATGATCTTTACGCTGCGATCGACAATGGAACAGGTCCAGCACAGTTAACCTACGAAGGTTATCGAGACACCGGTTTTTACATGAGGTTTTTTCGTCATAATCAGGACGATGCAATCTTCATGCGATATCAAATGTCACATCAGTGGGATCCAACGACGGCTGTTTCTCCCCATATGCATTGCGTTCCAATGGCATCAGGTTCCGGTGTCGTGAAGATGAATTATGCATATAGCTGGTCAATGGTCAATGGTGCTCTATCCGGCGCAGCAGGTTGGGTGTCTGGAACAGTTTCTAGCAGTTATACGCCAGCTGATCAATACAATCAAAGGATCATTTCATTTGGTTTAATATCACCACCGGCGACCGCGCGAGAAAGTGCCATATTGGTGTTTAAGGTTGAACGACTAGGCGCGTCGGATGCGACTGATACCTATCAAACATCAAAGCCAGATGGCACAGCCGCTGCTAATTTGGCTGTGTTATTTTTTGATGTGCATTATCAAAAAATAAAAGCCGGTACCGTCACGCAGTATCCTGAAGCGCCAACAGTTTGAGAATCATGGATAATTAAATCATGAAAATTTCTATCGGTGAACTTAAGAGAATAATCGTTGAAGCTACAAATGCAGAACTTCAACGCAAGAAGTTGATTGAACTTTTTAAGTCTTCGTTGAAGGATAGAAATAATTCACATGCGTTATTTGGACTAATGAGAACCGTAGGCGTTCCTGATGAAAGAATTCAACGATTGCGTATCTCATTCAAAGGAACTGATATAAATTCGATCGTTGCTTTGTTCAAATCAATCCTTGACAAGTATGTAATTTGATTTTATTGCTTCGTAAGTTGACAGCATCTTGATCACGTTTTATAGTTACGTGTAGATGTCGATCTATAAGATCAATCCGGACGACGTTGAATCATTTACGATCGTTACAAACCCATCAAGAACGTATGAATCAAGTTCAGTCGGTGGTGTTACTGGATCGTTAAACGTTTTCTCACGTCGATCGCATATTGAAAAAGATAATTTTGTTGCAACTGCATTCGTTGATCAGAATCATGATGATTCTGATGTTGGCTCGTTGCTAAAAACGCTGCAACAAGCAGCGAAAATGTCCGTTCTATCACCTTCAAGTTCGTTGTCAGGAACATTGAACTCAATGCTTCTAGATTACATGAACAAGGTTGATGATCTAGAACAATCAACTAGAAAAAATAGCACACTTGATATTTCACGTTACACGCCTTCGGTTGATTTTTCAACGTACACAGCGAGAAAACTATTCATAAAAGACGTTTTGTCGTCATACTACAGGGTCAGTTATCCATCCGCACATTGGGGATACACAAACTTCAATTCATTGAATTTTTTTACGTCATCAACCGTACCAGAATCATCTGTTTTGTTGTATCCGAACATTCGAAATGAAGTTGAACATTCAAATCACATGTCAGGTGTATACACTCTGTCTGGCGCATTCAGTTTTGATTTTTACATAAATCCTCGTTACAGACCTGAAAAAGAAAATGATGCCTTTAAAGCGGGCACCATTTATCATCTTTCTTCATGTTATTCTCTGTCGTTGGTAACTGGTTCTGGAAAGAATGAAAACGGGCTCGTCGAAGGATACAGACTGTTGTTACAACTTAGTCACAGCGCTGACGTCTCGCCTTCGCTAGCATTACCAGGAGCGTATCCAAGTAATCTTGTCTTTTTATCGGATGATAATTCCTTGTCATTTAACAGATGGCATCACGTCGTTGTCAGATGGGGAACGAACAGCATTAACGATGGATCCGGATCATTTAACATCGATGGACTCGATAAAGGAATTTTTGTCGTTCCGTCAGGAACTATAACACCGCAAGTGCCAGTTTCAGGTGGTAATTCTGACGTTCTTTGTATCGGAAATTACTATCAAGGAAACAACGTAGGTTCAAATTCGCAGGCGTTATTTTTTGCAGCTGATGCTTCGTTACGAGAAGGTTTAACACAATTAGTTGCGACAACGGGTGTTGATGAACCAACGTCATACACCTTTGCTCATCCATTGAACGCTGAACTTCATGATGTATCAATAAAGAGATATTACATGGCAGATATTGACATTCTTACGTCGGCATCTGCTGGGCCACGGTCGATTGATTCGAATTGGACCGCTCTTTACATTCCACCTTTCTTTGTTGAGAGTTCGTCATTTAGACAATCTGTCGGCAGCTATGGTGGAATATGGCAAACACCATTTTTTGAAGTTGATGGCACCACGAACGATCCTTTCAATGTTGCGATGTCATTTGGTATCAATGCAAATTACATCAATATTGAAAACTACTTGAAAGATTTTGCAAACAATCAGTTCCCTCGAGCGTTAAAAATGTCGGGTACAATACTCGCCACAACGAGCGATGTTCTCGAGGCAAATTTATTTCTTTATCGACAACCGGGTATCGTTCGAAGAAATCTTCTCATCATGCCATGCGATGATGGATTATTCGTTCCTGGATTCGAATTACTCTCGTCAGAGAGTCTTAAGACAACGTTAATCGATGACTTAGGTGTTGAAGAACTTAGCATGGTAAATCTGAGTTCGATGTTAAGCACTTCTTCATTGTTATTTGGAAGTGATTTTGGTTCAGAGACCAAATCCATAGATGAAGCAAATTCATTTGCAAACGAATTGATCGGATTTACGCCGGAAAATCCAACAATTTCACCCGGATCCGCATTCGATAATTACGTTTCATCAATCGATGACGCCGTCGCTCTGGGAACATTTGAACCAGGAATTCAGACCGGTGCCCCATTGACAATATTCCAACGTACACGTGATGCATCATCGAATCATGTAACATTTTTCGATATTAGCAACCTCTTTTACGGTAAGAGAATAATGCCTCGAAGTCTTGTTTTGACCGATGCAGCATTCACAGGTTCATCAGGAAAAATGTCAATTACATTGAATGATGACGGTAGGGGAACGTTGTACCGTGCAAACTGTTTAACTTCACAGTCTACGTGGAACAACGTTGGAACTGTTTTTTACGATGAGGGAATTATTTGCATCAAAAATCCTCATTTGAATCTTTTTGGTAAGGAAGGATTTGAATTAAGTTTTCGGGGAGAGCAAAATGTTCATGTACTTAAGATATCGGCATTGGCGCCTCGTAATCAATTGAACAGTTCAAGCAATCCTAACTTTAAGCAAGTTCCTCCTTCGGCATACCCAAATGATCCGGATGATAAATTTGTTTACATAACTGGAATGTATTTCCATGATGACAATTACAACGTAATCATGAAAACTCAGCTTGCTCAACCGATCGTTAAACGTGAAGGTGATGCGATTAGATTCACAGTTAAGATGGATTTTTGATATGTTGTTGGAAACGTACATTAAAATGGTTCTTGAAGAATCATCTTCTAGAAGATTTTTTCATGGAAGTTCTGTTGAACACAAAGTTGGTTCAACGTTGATTGCTCGTTCAAGACCAACGGAATTTAGCGATAGATTTTCTCGCGATGGCGTGAATGTTGAGGAGTTCGTTGACAATCTTAGACCTGATGGTTTTGTGTCAAGGTTACATTGCGTCTTTGTGGTTGACGATATAAATGCTCTAAATTTGGTCGGTGCTTCTGAAGATTACGTTTACGAAGTTGAACCAATAGGAAAAATTACGGTTGCAAATTTGGGTTGGTTCATAAAGGTCGTTGATCAGGCATTTTTGGCAAAGATCAAAAATAGACCGTCAGTTGAAGAAAATGCAAAGAACTACTGGTTGAATGCACCAAATGCACCCTTTGACGACGTAACTGAGTATTTGTGCGAAAGCATTAAAATTATCAAGCAAATTTCATGACAATTATCAAAAGAAAACGTAGAAAACGAACACGTAAGAAAGGGCATTACGTTACGGGAACGTACGAATCTAAAAAGGGAGGTTCGTGCAAATATCGTAGTGGTTGGGAATTGTCGTACCTTAGGTACCTCGATGATAACAATGATGTCGAGTCATTTAAATACGAAGGGTTGGTTCTCCCGTACATTAGCAATATCAGATCAGGAAAAATTCGAAAGTATTTTCCGGATATTTTGGTGTGTTACGCTGATGGTACGAGACGTCTTGTTGAGATCAAACCGTCAAGAAAACTTGACAATGTTATCGTGAAGAAAAAAATCGCCGCCGCCGAGCAATGGTGTAAAAGTAATTCTGTGACCTTTGAAATAATCACAGAAAAAGAATTGAAACATCTTAATCTTCTGTAGATTATTATTCTGAATGCATTCTGTGTCAAATGAGAACGGTTCCTTGATACTAGGGTTAGATATTTCAACATCTTGCATCGGTATCTGTTTGTACGATGGCGAAAATATCAGACTTGATAACTTACAATTCAAGGGTTGTAATTCCTTATTTGAAAAGGCAGATAAGGCTCGTGAAAAAATACGTGAGCTTTCGAAGACCGAAGAAATTACGAAGATCTTTGTCGAAGAGGCTCTTATCGGATTTAGACCTGGATCCTCGTCGGCTCAAACGATAACTCTACTCGTGAAGTTTAATGCGCTGGTATCATTCATCGCTCGTGATGAATTAAAAATTGAACCTCAATTCATCTCAGCAGCTTCAGCACGTAAATCTGTCGGTGTTCATGTTCAAAGGGTATCAAAATGTGGAAAATCACAGAAGGATCAGGTTTTTGAACACATGCAATCAAATGATCTTGCAGGTTATAGTTGGCCTTTGAAAAAAAGCGGTAAAATAGTTGATTGGGCAAAGGATGCGACCGATGCCTACGTCATCGCAAGAAGCGGTTTTTTGTTATCTTCAACTTAATTTTGTAAATTCTATCCATGATTAATGGGCAGCTTGTAACGACAACCGAGAAAATTACGTTTATAGAACGTTCACTCGGCAAGGGAAAGCTAGCTAGAAATTCATTGAATTTTGAAATCTGGTGCCCATTCTGCAGACCGATGGACACCAACAAAAGGAAGCTTGTCATAAGAATCGATGATGATCGAAATCATTGTTGGACATGTGGATTCAAGGCTAGATCCCTTGTTCCGTTATTGAGAAAGTTTTCATCTAAAGAATCGCTGGTTGAATACATCGAACGATTCATGCCGCAATTGCGAGCTGTTCTTGACGAAAAAGCGTCAACGTCCGAGGAAATTGTGACGCTTCCAAATAAAACGTCGTTATTGATCAAGTCGAAAGATGATAATCCAAATTTTGCGGCCATTTATCAATACGTGAAAAAAAGAGGCCTAACTGATGATGATTGTTGGAGGTATAAAATCTGCTGCAGTTTGGACTTTCAATGGAACCGTCGAGTCATTGTTCCATCATTTGATCAGTATGGAAAATTAAACTATTTTGTGGGTCGTGCGATCGATGACAACGTTCGTCCAAAGTATGATAATCCTCGTCTTGATGTTAACAAAAGAATTTTCAATGAATCCAACATTGATTGGTCGAGTGAATTGATGCTATGCGAAGGTGTTTTTGATATGTTTAAATGCATCGACAACACAATTCCGGTGCTTGGTTCAAATTTAGATGAAAATTCCTTGTTGTTCAATATGATTGTCATGAATTGTACACCGATAGTTTTGGCGTTTGATGCTGACATGTGGCACACCAAAACATTGAGGCTCGCTAAAAAATTATCTGAATATAACGTAACAGTTAAAATCCTTGATACGAGAGAATTCGACGATCCGGGTAAGGCAACAAAGAAGCAGATAAAAGATGCGTTAACGGTTGCAAAACAATTTGATTGGCGCCATGCATTTCTAACAAAATTAGAAAAAGCGATGTTCTAAAGATGAACTCTTTCTTCTAACTTGTTAAATTGAATATTGCATGAGATTACGAATCGTACACCTTGCTGACATTCATATCCGCGCGCTATCGCGTCACGATGAATATAAAGAAATTTTCACGCAATTCATTGATGATATCAAAAAGCGTGATATCGATCGTGTCTATATCGGTGGTGACATTTTTCATACAAAAACGTCCGGTTTATCTCCTGAGTACATCGATTTAATGTCGTGGTTGCTGACTTCAGTCGCTGAAGTCGCAGAACTTCATCTTACGTTGGGTAACCATGATGGAAACCTGTTGAATGCATCAAGGCAAGATGCCGTTTCACCAATTGTTAATGCGCTGAAAAATCCAAGAATTCATCTTTACAAGGACAGCGGCGTATATCAAATTGTACCCGGCATAAATTTTTGTGTTTTTAGCCTTTTTGACGAGGAAGGTTGGTCGACTGTTAAACCCGTGGAAGGTGAGATGAACATTGCATGTTATCACGGTCCTGTCATGGGTGCAAAATCTGAAACAAATTGGGACATTGATGACGGCTTAAAGGTTGAAGACTTTGATGCGTATGATTTTGCACTATTAGGTGACATTCATCGATTGCAATTTCTTGATTACAGAGAGTCAATCGATGAATCCGGTGTTACTAGAAAAAAACCTTGGATCGCATACCCCGGGACACCAATTCAGCAAAATTACGCTGAATCACTTGAGCATGGTTATTTGCTCTGGGAGATCAGATCTAAGAAGGATTGGGATGTTGAATTCGTTCAGTTAAATAACATCAAACCGTTCGTAACGGTTGATTGGGCAATAACACCAGAATCAACCGTTTCAAATGTCGAGGGAACTTATCCTGCAGGAGCTCGTTACAGAGTGAGAAGCGATGACGTTTTATCGCACAAGGATGCAATCAACGTTACATCGTTATTGAAGAAAAAATGTCAAGCATCTGAGGTTACATTCAAATCAGACAAAGAATACACGACCGAAATTGTTAACGCTGGTGAAACAACATTAATTCGTGATGATTTGACGAACATCGACGTTATCGTTAAGTTGATGCGTGAATTTTACAGTTACGGCAATAAACAAGTTAGTGATGATGACTGGAAAAGGATTTTAGAACACGTCACTTCATACGTTAAAACAACGTTAAACAGTGATGATAACGTTAGAAATGTTACCTGGTCATTAAAAGAGCTTAAATTTGATAACACCTATTCGTATGGTGAAGGTAACATCATTAATTTCGCTTCGCTGAATGGGATAGTCGGAATTTTTGGACAAAATCGATCTGGTAAATCATCGATAATTGGAACGATGTTGTATGCGTTGTTTAACACAACGGATCGTGGCTCGATCAAAAATTTGCATGTAATCAACACTCGTAAACCTCATTGCTATGTTCGAGCATTGTTCGATGTAAATGGTGTCGATTATGTTTTGGAGCGACAATCAACAAAACACGAAACAAAAGCTGGGTACGTTCACGCAGTCACAAATTTGAACGTATTCCAAATGAAGGATGGAAAAGCAGTTGATCTTGCTGGTGAAGATCGAAAAGACACGGAAAAGGTTCTACGACGATTGATAGGAACCGCGGATGACTGTTTACTAACGTCATTTAGCGTGCAGGATGAAGTAAAGATGTTCATTTTGCAGGGACCTACCCGTCGACAACAAATTCTTTCAAGATTTCTAAATCTCAACATTTTTGACAAAATGTATGAACTTGCGAAGAATGACATGAATTCTGCAAAGTCAGAATTAAAGCTGATGCCAGATAAAGAATTCGATGTTCTTATTGAGGATCAACAATCGATAGTCGAAAATCTTCGATCCTTGATCGATGTTACAACTGCTTCTATTCAAGAACTGAAGAAGAAACATAATGAATTTGTCCTTGAATTATCAAAGCATCAAAATCTCACCCCGACGAAAAAATCAGACATTGATGAACTGGAAGAGAAAATTTTGACAGTTCGTAATGAACTAGAGCGTTTGCGTGAAATTATCGTTACAAAAAAGAAAACGATAGAATCGCTACAGAACAACATCGAAAATGTGATGGTGGATTCTTCAGAACGAAAATCCATTGTTGATAACTTGGCTTCGATCAGTGCACTTGAGGATTCAATTACCAACATGAAACATACGTTGGACGTTGAAACAACTACGCTGAATCAACATAAGAAATCGCTTAAAATTCTTGATGAAGTTCCTTGTGGCGACTCATATCCAACCTGCATGTTCATAAAAGATGCGCATGAAAGTAAATCATTAATCGATGAACAAACGAAAAAAGTAACAGTTGCGCTTGAGAATCTTTCGAACGCCATTGAGTCAATGAAGGAATTTAACAAGGCTTCACTGCAATTAAAACTCAAAAAAATTGATGATTCAATTCATAATGTGAATTCATTGAATTCACAGTTGTCAACTGAAAAAATCGATCTGTTGAAAATCGAATCATCGCTTGAACGATCGGAAAGTTCACTTTTGACGTTAAATACGAATTTACGTAACTTGAATGAAGCATTCAACAATCAGGATAACGGTGAAGTTGTTAGAATAAAAATTGAAATTGATTCCTTGACAAAGGAAATTTCTTCCTTGGAACAACGGAATCTTCAATACGCAACTGATATTGGTCGATCAAATGCAATGATTGAAAAATTATCAGAAGAAAAAAATAATCGCATTGAAGCATTACATCGATTGCATGCATTTGAACTTGTTGCGAATGCATTTTCAAAAAAAGGCATTCCAAATTCGATTGTTTCATCACAATTACCGGTGATAAATTCTGAAATTGCAAAACTTTTGCACGGTGTGTTTGATTTTACGATTGAACTTGAGCTTGACAAGGACAACGATTCAATCGAAACGTACATAAATTACGGAGATAGCAAGAGAATAATCGAACTTTGCAGTGGAATGGAAAAGGTAATTGCATCGATCGCAATCAGGGTAGCATTGACGAATATGTCATCACTGCCAAAATCTGATATGTTCGTCCTTGATGAAGGTTTCGGAGCGCTTGATGATTCTGGCGTTGAGGCATGCAATCGGATGTTAACAATGCTAAGCAGATATTTTAGGATTGTTTTGGTCATTACCCACGTTGATGGTGTGAAGGAAGCGGCAACACAAATATTAGAGATGACGAAACACGAAAATGACGCAAGGATCGTTTATTCATGAATGATTGGGAACAATATCCTGGGAATAGAAAATTCAAACAAACAGATCATTTCATAATGATAATTCCTGAAAACCATCAAAAATACCACGTTTGTTGTCTTTTATGCAATACTGTGTTGCACAGTGCAGATGACAACAAATCAATCGATGATTTTGGTTGTTGTTATGCATGTGCCATGAAGTGGGTTCATCCAAATCGCTCAAGGTGGGCATCAGGTTGGAGACCTGATGCCGAATCAGTGAGACTAGAGATTTCAAGTAGAACACCCTCGACATTTATTTTTGAATTCTAATTGCTCGAATTCATTAAGATGATTACTTATTGCCGGAGTTTTAACGATGGCATCTGATTCGATCGATTTTAATGCGTTAGCGCAGGCGGTTGATTCTTCTTGGGGTAGATCATCTACACCAAAAACTGAATCCTATTCAGTCAAGTTTTCTTTCGATGGTGCAGAACGTTTGATCGTATCGTACGTTGCAATCGTTAATTTTGCTTCTGAGCGATCAATGATCGAAATGAAGCGAATGTATAAGGAAGAATCTGAACGTGTAGTTTCGGCGGCGATTAAGAGTGTTAAGAAGAGATACAAAGATATAACTGATTCATCGATAAAGATGAATGAAGTTTCTGCGACTGATTCGATTGAAATAATCGGTTTCAACGTTCATTCGCCAAAAAGAACAGCCTACTACAGGCGTAAGTCAGTGGTAGAGATTGCATAATGTTATCTCGTGCCGAGCAGGTAAGAGAAATAGTTAAGTGTGGTCGTGATCCCAACTATTTCATCAAGAATTATGTAAAGATTCAACATCCGTTGAAAGGAACGATACCGTTCAAAACGTATCCATTTCAGGATGATTGCATTGAGATGTTTGAAAAGCATCGTTTAAACATCGTTCTTAAATCTAGGCAGTTGGGTCTTTCAACCGTTTGTGCTGCATATGCAGCGTGGATGGCAATTTTTCAAAAAGATAAGAACGTTCTTGTCATCGCTACAAAACTTCCGACTGCGATGAACTTTATCAAAAAGGTTACGCATGCGATCAAGAGTCTACCTCCATGGTTGGTTCTTCCAAAATATGAGACGTCAAAACAGCAGATAACGTTTAACAACGGATCGCAGATAAAGGCAATACCAACGTCAGATGATGCAGGTCGATCGGAGGCATTATCATTGTTGATTATTGATGAAGCTGCGTTCGTTAAAAACTTCGATGATTTATGGGCCGGATTATGGCCGACAGTTTCGACGGGTGGAAGAGCAATTTTGTTATCAACACCAAATGGTGTTGGTGGGCAGTACTATAATCTATGGGTCGAAGCCGAAGCTGGTGTAAATAGCTTCAATCCAATAAAGATCATGTGGGATCAACATCCAGAACATGATCAGAAGTGGTTTGAAAATGAAACCAAGAACCTATCAAGAAAGAAAATTAGTCAAGAGTTATTGTGCGAATTTCTTACATCTGGTGATACGTTCCTGCAACCTACAGAATTAGAATTGATCAGAAACGACATAACCAACCCAATTGAAAAAGCGGGCAAGGATCGCGGAGTTTGGATTTGGAAGCGTCCAGAACAAGGCAGATCATACGTAATATCGGCCGACGTTGCCCGAGGCGATGCAAAGGATTATTCCGCATTTCACGTTATCGATTCTAGTTCATGTGAAGTTGTTGCGGAGTATATGGGTAAAATCCCACCTGAACAATTTGCTGATTTGCTTGCCGAGTGGGGGACTAACTACAACACGGCCTTTGTCATACCCGAAAATAATACGTTTGGTTATCATGTGTGCGTAAAATTGAGGGATTCAGGTTATAAGCGATTGTATTATGGGACCAGCAAAGGTGATCCATTCACATACGTTCCCAATGATCAATCTGAAATGCCATGATTCGCTACCAGCGTTAGAACGCGGCAATTGATCCTTCCCAAGTTAGAGGAATTATTTCGTAATAGAATCATAAAGGTTCATTCTCAACGTTTGTACGATCAACTTCAAACATTCGTATGGCAAGGAAATAAAGCATCAGCTGCAAAAGGTAGCAATGATGATCTAATCATCAGTCTTGCAATTGGTACATGGTTGATAGAGGGTGTTTCATCTGATTCATCTACGGGAGCCGAGTTTACTCGTGCTCTTCTTGGGGCAACAAGCCTTGCAAAAACTTCCTCAGAACAAGTTCCTGGTGTTGTTAGCAATCGAGCGCTTTTGGGCGTTTCAAAAACCGGTATTGATCCTCGAACTGTGCATAGACCACGTGATCATACACAAGTAAGACGTAACGCAATAGGTGATTTTAGTTGGTTGTACAGATAATTAACACAAAGGGATTCAGATGAAGAAAGTAACCCACAGCATCAGCATCGATGACGTTAGAAATATTGTTCAATCTGAACTGAAAAGCATAAAAGAAACCGTTGATCACAATGCCGTAAAGGATATTGTAACAGCTGCTAGCAAACTATTGTCAGCAGTCGAAGGATTTTCAGCGTCGGCAACACCCGCGGCAGTAAATGCTGTTACACCTCATCTTTCATCACTGCAGCAAATCCTAGAGGACATGGTTAATTCTCCTTCATCGTACGTTCAAAAGCAGAAAAAAGAACCGAAGGTAGTCTCTTTAAAGCCGATTAAAAGCTGAGCATGTTGTATTTTGTTCGTAGATACGTTGACGTTGTTAGTTAACAATACATCAACATTCATACGAACAAAATAATATGGCACTTTCAAAGAAGAGTTTATTTCAGCGTTTAACGCAATTGTTCAGATCGGGACCAGTAATTCGTCGTAAAATTAGGACGACCGATACAACTGTTGCTGTTCCTGATCGTGAAAAATCTTCCGCAGCGTTATTGCTTCAGAAGTCACAATCGCCAACATATTCAACAATAACTGCGAACGCGTATAACATTTCGGAACGTCTTGCGAGGTTCCAAGATTTTGTTGAAATGGAGTTATGTTTATCAGGTGACACACTCATCGCAGTACCTGGAGGTTATCGAAGAATCGACGACCTGGCAGCAGATTGTGACAAGGATCCTGACAAGAAGTTCGTAGTATATGCATACGATCATAATGAAAAAAAGATCGTGCCTGCGCTTGGAAAACAGGCAAGACAAACGGTAGTAACCGATGCCTGGAAGGTAACATTTGATAGTGGAAAATCTATCACTGGAACTTCGAATCATCGTTTGATGCTCCGCGATGGAACCTATTGCACCATAGGTGATCTGAAAATCGGTGATTCGATGATGCCTTTCTACAGGCGTGATCTTTACGCAAAAAAAGGTGAAGAAAAAGAAAACGATTACAATTGGATATACACGATGGATAAAAATTCTAGCCATCGTGGTTGGGTGACAGAACATAGGGTTATGGGCGAGTGGATCATGCAACGATCTCTTGCTGATAATGAAGTTGTGCATCATGTTAATTTCAACAGAGCAGACAATCGACCTGAAAATCTTGTTGTTATGGATGCACTTGAACATCAAAGATTTCATGCAAAAATTTTGAATGGTAAAAAGTGGTCACAAGAAAATTCCGATTGGATTAAAACATTCAAGGCAAATCATTCGGAATGGATGAAAGAAAATAATCCTGCAACACGTCACGACATAACGTTCGGTCGTGTGTTGGAAACGTGTGAACGCGTTGGATTTAACACAACATTATTGTGCAACGCTCTCGATGTTAGCATGACAGCGATCACAAATCGACTGCAGCAAAATGGTTTCAAAAATTTTGAAACGTTTGCTAAGGCATATAATCCACAATGGCGATCTGATTCCTGGTGTAACAAAGGAAAGTTAAATCCACGTTTTGATCATACGTTAACGTTCGATTTGATTGCAAAGAATTTTACACCTGGACTTAAAGTAAAAGAATTATCAGCAAAGTTGAACACAACTTCAACCAAGGTGTTGAATCGATTACGTTCACAAGGATTTTCGTCATACAAAGAATTTGCAGAAAATTTCAATAATCATAAGGTTGTGAGCGTTGAATACGTTGGTGTGATGCCTCTTTATGACTTGACTGTCGATGGTTATAAGAATTTTTCGACAGATTCTGTTATATCACATAATACGCCGGAAATAAGTGCAGCTTTGGATCTTTGGGCTGACGAATCAGTTGCTCAAGATGAAAAAGGTCGTGTCCTTCACGTTTATTCTGATAATGAAAAAATCAAGGAACTTCTTGAAGATTTGTTCTACGGGACATTAAACGTTGAATTCAATCTTCGAGCATGGGTCAGAAATCTTCCAGTTCATAAAGACACGATGATTCCATTGTTAGATGGACGTAACATAACAATTGAACAATTGGCACATGAATTTGATGATGGAAAACAAAATTGGGTGTATTCAACACAAGAAGTATCGAATCGAACTGTACCTGGAAAGGTGAATTGGTGTGGTTTGACGCGGAAGAATTCAGAAATAGTCAGAATATGGCTGGATGATGAAACTTACGTAGACTGTACACCTGATCATGAATGGGTGTTAAGAGACGGCTCTAGAAAGCAAGCACAACATCTTCAAATCGGTGAAAGCTTGATGCCTTTCTATCGTGATGTTTCATCTAAATCAAATGGAGATAAATTGAATGGTTATGAACGTGTATATGACGCAAGTTCAAATAGCTACGTGTATACACACCGTCGAGTTGCAGAAATATTAGATGAAGGCGTTCTAAAAGATGGTCGCTGGCTTGTTACACATCACAAAGATTTTAACAAGCGCAATAATGATCCATCAAATCTTGTTAGAGTTGATGAATTAGAACACTTGAAAATGCATGGCGAGCTAGGAAAAAATTTGTTGCAAACGCCAGAAGTAAAAGCTAAACGAATGATTGGCATTGATACTTGGCTAAGATCTGACAGACATCGTACACTTGCAAAACAACAGTTGAAATCGTTACAAAAAAAAGGTTTGATGAAAACTTCGTGGAACGATTACAATTCATCTGAACAGGCAAAATTTGATAATGAAAAACGAAGTCAATTATTGAAAGACGTGTGGACAAACGGTGCAACACAACGCCGCGCAGCACTTAAGATTAAGTTTGACTTAAGATGCGTTGATATGATAGTTGAACGTCTTGAAACGCTTGGAGAATACGTAAATCCTTCAACGTTAGGCACCAAATTGAAAGCTGATGAAGTTTTCATGTCATATTTTAAGAGTATTAACGTTGGTACTAAACGCGATTTAACAAAGCCTTTCAATTCAAGCAGCGGAATTACGTCTCTTTTACGATATGTTGGAATTGAATCGTACATTGATTTGATTGCCACTCGAGTTCAAACGATAGCAAGTACGTCTAAATTTAAACGTGCTGAAAAAAGAAGTCGACGTATGCGGAATATTACGTCTTCGACATTAGCACGTTATGATTATAAGAATCATAAGGTTAATCGCATTGAAAAGTTAACTGAAACTAGCGATGTTTATTGCATGGAAGTGTTAGGACCAAATGGTGAACACGACAGGCACAATTTTGCAGTTTTAACAATTGACGCGTCCGGTAATTTATCAAGTAGCGGAATTATTTCATCAAATTGTAAGTACGGTGATCAATTTCTGCTAATTGACGTTTCTCCAAATTTTGGTGTTTCAAACGTATTTCCAATACCGGTGAATGAAATTGAGCGTGAGGAAAATTTCGATCCTGGCGACCCATTCGCAGTTAGGTTTAGATGGGTGACGCTCGGAAATAGAACGATGGAAAATTGGGAAGTTGCTCATCTCCGCTTGCTCGGAAATGATATGTTTCTTCCATATGGAACATCAATGATTGAGGCTGCTAGGCGTGTTTGGAGACAATTGATTCTTGCCGAGGACGCAATGTTGGTGTACCGCGTTGTACGAGCACCCGAACGCCGGGTGTTTTACATCGATGTGGGAAATCTTCCAGCGAACGAAATTGAACCGTACATGGAAGAGCAAAAGGCCAAATTAAGAACATCCGAGGTTGTTGACAGGGAATCTGGAAGGGTTGATCTTAGACACAATCCAATCTCAATTCTTGAGGACTTCTTCATCGGTGTAAGAGGGACTGAAACGGGCACAAAAATCGACACACTGTCAGGTGGACAGAACACTGCTGCCGTTGAGGACGTTGCATACATTCAGAAAAAGTTAATAGCTGCATTAAAAATTCCTCGTGCGTATTTGGGATTCGATGAATCATTGTCATCCAAAAGCACACTAGCTCAGCTTGATATCAGGTTGTCACGCACCGTTAACGTAATTCAGAAAACAGTTATTTCTGAATTGAACAAAATCGCAATCATCCATCTTTTTGCAAATGGATTTTCTGGCGATGATCTTCAAAACTTTGTTCTTAGATTGTCAAATCCATCGACAGTCGCCCAACAACAAAAACTCGAACTCTGGAGAACAAAGTTCGATATTGGTGGGCTAATGCCAGAAAATATGGGCAGCGCAGAATTTGTTCAGAGAGAAATTTGGGGTTTGAATACCGATCAAATCAATAACATAAAGTCACAAAGGATTGATGAAAAGGCGTTCAATGACAAATTGGAGGCTGGCGGAGGTGGAGAGGGAGGTGACGCCGGTGGCGGTGCTGATTTATTCGGCGGCGGTGGTGGTTTTGACGAGCCTATGGGTGATGAAGAACCAACAGATTCAGGTGAAGAACAACCCCCTGCAGAAACAGCCGCAGACGAACCTGAGGAACTAGACGAACCAGGCGTTTCGCTGCTTACGTCAGCTGATGATGAGTTTGAAGGATATCGAATCAATGATAATGACGGTGATCCTGTTAAACCGAACGCTAGAATCAAGCATTCACAATACAATCATTCTCGCCGTCGAACTCATGGTGCATCAAAAACACACATGCCAGATTTTAACAAGATGACGGGTTACGATCGCAAAACTTCAAAAAATGTATATGATGATGATTTCTTAAAGTCATTGCATACGAACCCTTTGGGCGAATCGGTGACAATTGAAAAATTTGGTTTAGCACCTGATGTTTTATCGATGTTGAAAAATTTCACAAATAAATTTGGTTCAATCGAATCACGTAATTCATTATTGAGTGAATCGATGGACGATATTGATGATTCGATTTTAGAATCTGATGATTCTTACGATGATCTTAACGAGAATGAATTAGTTATCGTCGAGGACGATTTTAATGATCCTCAAGAGGATTGACCAAATGTCAAGTTCACATAAAAAGAAAAGAAATACAGGTTTGTTGTACGAGTTTCTTGTTAGAAGCATTTCAAAATCGTTGATTGAGAACGATAAGAAACTTTCTAGCAAGGCATTGAAGTTGATAAAACGACACTTTAAACCTGGAACTGAGTTATACCGTGAATTTCGTCTCATCAACTCTTTGATGAAGACAACAATTCAGGCTCCATCAACTGCCGCATCGATCATAAAAGAAGCTCGAACGCATGCTATGACGATCGATGCAAAAAAACTTGATCGTGAAAAATCTCTATTGATAAGAAACATCAATTACGGTGTGAATGATGATCATTTTTACGATCAACATGTAGATGATTACAGGATGTATGCAACGATAGATTCAATGATCGGTGAATGGAGAAATCCTTCATGCGATCTTCAAAAACTTGCCGAACACGAGGACTCAGTTTTATCATGGCTTTTGTCGGAAAAAAAGCAAGCCGCCGACGCGGGCATTTCATCAACCACACAAGGCTCCGGTAGATTATTGATGAAGGTGATGATGTCGAAATTGAATGAAAAATATTCGACATCATTGAACAAGCAACAAAAAGAACTTTTGAAAGCATACGCTTATTCTGCCGTTAACGATGACCCTGCGACCATCGAGAATAAATTACATGAGATTAAACAGTCTCTAATATCCGCGATTGATGAATATTCAGGTGACACTTCGTGCCCCGAGTATGTGGGTTCAAAGTTAAATTCCGTCAAGGATAACCTACTTAACGAAAGTAATCATTCAGTCAATGATGACATGGTTTCAAGGTACATGTTGTACATTAAACTCATAGATGAAATTATGTCCCCTGATGATGAAGGCGGGAAATTGACATGAGCGCAAAATTTAAGATCATAGACTCATATCAAACATTCGATTATGAAGTCATCAAATTGAATGAAGCGACCGACGCTGATAAATCAGACGGTAAAATCATGATGAAGGGAATCCTTCAGAAAGCTGATGTTCTGAATCAGAACGGTCGTGTGTATCCATTACATGTATTGGAACGTGAAGTTCGAAATTATCAGAAATTTATCCTAGAAAATAGGGCGATGGGTGAACTTGATCATCCACCGGAAAGTGTGGTGAGTTTGAAGAATGTTTCTCATATCGTAAGAGAGGCGTACATCGAGAAAGGTGTTGTCTATGGATCGATTGAAGTTCTTCATAAAACTCCATCAGGGGCAATCCTAAAGGGTTTAGTCGAGTCGGGCGTTAAGATTGGCATCTCGTCAAGAGGAGTTGGTTCAACAAAAAAGCAAGGTGATTATCAGGTTGTTGCCGATGATTTTCAGTTAATTTGTTGGGACGTTGTATCGGAACCATCGACGTCCGGTGCATTTATGATACCAGAAGGTAAAGAATTCAATATCTTAGACCTAAAACGTATCTTTACGAAGTCAGATAGGATCGATAGACTTTTGAATGAAATTATCAAGTGATCTAAAATGAAATTGACGAACGTTTTAATTTACAAAGACATCATGAATGTGGAGAAATTGACAAATGGCACTTGACAATCCAAAAGGTGGTATGGGATATGCAGCTGAATTTCAGTCATCGGCATTACCTTGGGTAACTTCATCAACAGCGCCGTCAGCAAGTTCTCCTGTTAGGTACGATTTTCCGAAATTAACACGATTCATCACCGTTTATAACAGAGATACGACAACAACAAATACGTTGTCGTTTGGATTTACAAGACGCGGCGTCGTGTCGTCCAACAACAAGTACATTCTTAACGGCGGTAAGTCAGAAACGCTTGAGCTTCGAGTTAAATCAATTTATTTGCAAGGCGAAACAGGAAATCCACCTTTTAGCGTATGCGCTGGACTGACTAACATAGACGCATCTGTGATGCCATTGTTATCTGAAACATTGTCAAATGGAGACGCTGGTTGGTTGGGTGTTGGTTGAACTATGTTAAGCATTGTAACGTTCCCTGATTTAACGTTGAATAAAAGATGCGATGATGTCATCGCGTACGGCGATGGTTTGAAAAGAATAATCGCTGACATGTTTGAACTGATGTATTCATCATCGGGCGTCGGGCTCGCAGCTCCTCAGGTCGGCGTTCTTAAGCGAATAATCGTTATCGATGCATCTGAAGGATCTGAAATTCATCGAATTGCGATGGTAAATCCATCGATAAAAAGCAAATCGATCGAAAGAGAGGTCGCTGAAGAAAGTTGCCTTTCAATTCCAGGAGTAACGCTTTGGGTAGCTCGTCATGTTTGGTGTGATGTTGAATATGATGACGTTGACGGCAACAGACAAAGTCTTGTCTGTACTGGAAAAATATCGAAAATTGTTCAACATGAAATTGATCATCTAAATGGTGAAATTATCATCGACAAGGTTGGGCCGTTGGCTAGAAAAATTGCCATGAAATCACTAGCAAGAAGGATTGCCTGATATGACAAAAGGTCAATTGAAGAAAATTGTCAAGGAGTGTTTGTTGGAGATTCTTTCTGAAGGTTTGGGAAATGCGACCTCGAACATGACAGAAACTCGTAATATCGTTCCACGAAAACAATTAAATCATCCAGTGCTTGACAGACCTGCAATTCAAGCTACACAACAAAATGCGATGAAAAATCTTGTTAAGCAGGTAGCTGGTGGTGATAACATCATGGAGTCAATACTTGCTGACACCGCTAACAATACGCTACCGCAAATGTTATCAGCAGAACGTGGTATGCCCACGTTAGAATCGATGGGATCAACCGGTCCTGTTCAGCAAGAACAATTTGAAGGTAATCCAGAAGAAATATTTGGTAACGCTATGCAGTGGGCTAATTTAGCGTTTACTCAAACTAAGAAAATAGCGTAACTTTAAAGTTCGCTGCTATTTAGTGTTAACCTATTCATAGGAGAAAGTGTGCATGAAGACTACAGTTAAGCTTACGACACAGTTATTGAAAAAAATCATTCAGGAAGAATCTGCAAAATTTGGTGACATGAAGGACACCGAAAAGGCAGCAAAAGAAACCGAAGAGGTTGATGCTGATGAATATGCAGACTCTCTTGCGAAACATGTTGATTTTGTGAAGGCTCTTAAAATTGAAGAGGCACGTATCGTAAAGCGTCTTGCGAAGATTCGCGAGCAGAAAACAATTGCGTTGAAAAAGATTGTAAAGAATCTTTGATAAGTCACGATCGTTGAGGAACAATTATGTCAGCAGAAGGAAAATACACGGTCTATGCACCGCCGATGAACGAGAAGAATCTTCTCTTGAACAAGTTGTTCCGCAGCAACGATCCAGCGCTCGC